TACCAGCATACAATGATATGTACACATCGTTGTCGGCAGCTCTGAACTTTAATTCACTCGAATCATAGAGAGGATTAGTTTGAAGTCTGATTTGTTGCCCATCGCCGGGATGCCCGAATAGCATATCTACCCCTTCTGTTGGGTTGGCGTATATGCTCATTCCTCCATTAGTGGTGATCCCATCACCCGCATCAAAGGCCCCGCCAAGCTGCAAATATACAGCATCGGTACCAAAGTAATCGCTGGCGTTAACGACCAATCCATTAGCTCCTCCGTATTGCATTTTGTCGGAGTCGACCAAGAACTCATTGAATCCCGTTCCTACCGTAATGGATGCCACATTGAAGTGAATATCATCGGAAGCCACTCCGAGGTAATCCCAGTAAGTATCAGACGCGGCGGGGAGCGGTTCCTTGTTTAAGTTGGCCTGTTTCGCAACATATATTCCCCCGCTATAAAATACCGCCGAGCGATAGTTCGCTGAATAGAAGTAGTTCACTGTGGCTTCCCATGTGCCATGAATCATCATGGCTATTCCGTCTGAACCGTCACCACCAGCGCCCCCATCAATACCATCAACTGGCTCAATGGCAAATACCGTGTACTCACGAACCATACCGGATATGGTATCGGTGAATTGGAATACTACTGCTGCTGTTCCATCACCTGTCACAACCGCGGTAATGTCATTGACTGTCGCCGTGAACGCATCGACATCAACTACCCCGGAGTTTCGGGTTATTCCGATAGACCTTGACCGTGTTCCGCTTGGGTCTTCGAACGATACCGTTACGGTTCCCGTTGTGGCAACTGGGGCCCATGTCCCGGCGGCCTTGACCCATCCAGAACCCACATCGCAAGTGACATATCCCACCTTCTCTTGAGGAGGAACGCCCACTGCGATCTTGTCGCCATTAGAAAAAGTTTCACCAACGGAAAACCCGACCAGTTCAAGAATCTCGAATACAACCGTGTCGATATCAGTCACGCTGCTGACCTCTACATAGGCAGAGTTCCCGGCATTATTTTGAACCATCAACCGATGCCCGGGAACCATCCATTCAGTCGTATCAACATCCACTGATACCGTACCACCAACAGCCGGGATAGTTGCTGAGGCAGAAACCTCTCCGAATGGGAAGTCCCTTTGCAAGGAGGCCTTCTGGATTTCCTCCAGATGCTCAATTCGCTTGGCGTTGCTACCCCATGGGGTAATGGCTTGAATCAATTCTTTCCATGCACTCATAGGGTTCCTCCATCAATTTCCGTGGCGACGACAACGACCTGCCACTCGTTCAAAGCCACCTTGACTAGCTTCATTTCCGACCAAGCGCCGGATGAAGTCACATCGCTTTCATTTCCTCCGGCCTCAGCTGTGCCGTTTAAGGTCACACCAGTTGCCCCCCGCACGGTTAGGCCGTCATTCGCCTCGACAAGCACATATATAACCGTGCCAATGGGGAATGGGACTGAGGCATTCAGCGGGACCGTCAGCACAGCATTATCCATTGAGATGATGTCCATGCCATCGGTGAGGGCCAAGGTGTAATTCCCCGCCTGGGCGTTGATTGTCGGCACTGATAAACTGTTCCCGGCGGCGGCCAGTAACTTCACGATAGTTTCCAGCAGGTCAATCCGCTTGATAGGATTGGCAAGCGGGGAAATGGAATCAGCCTTTTCTTGAGCCGTACTCATCGTGGAATCTCCTTAAAGATTGAACGGAGCTGTCGCTTGTACTCCGCAAAGTTTACGCCTGCCATGCTTCCATTGCGGTCCACATCCTTGGAAAGACGGCTCCGAACATAGTCTGAGCAGGCTGTGATAAAGCGGTCTTCTACTGCCTCCGGAACATGAATCTCATCGTCATCGGCAAACTTTGTCCCGAGCGTTCTGTGGGAGATTTGCAAGATTTTCTCGAAGTCGATAATAGGATGAACGATAAGCGTATCCCTATCAGGTGAAACCGCATAAAGAAGGTCACATGAATTAACCAGCCCGTTGATAATTTGGTATCGGCGATCCCAAGGGATTCGGGTCAATGGGCCAAGGCGGTCGGATGTCTCATAGGTGGCGGTGCTTGCCTTCCGGTAAAGGATTGTAGAGCCTCCCGCGTCAGACTCAGTGAGGGGCGAACCTCCTGCTGTCTCGGAAACGGTAAGGCTGCCTCCGGAATCAACAATATGCAGAAGTGTTTCAACTGCCCATCCTGTACCGCTTGAGTCTGAAATGACAATGGTATCGCCGTCAGCAAGGGCCGGAGCAGTCAATACCCCTGAGCCATTGGTAGTGGCCTCTACACCATCCTCGTCGTCAAAGGCATATCCGGATGGGATTACCCGCAGTTCAGTCATTGTGATGGCAGCAGGGATACCCACTTCACAAGCGTTGCCGTCGATAATTACCTCGGAAGATGGTACATTAAGAAGCGAGTCCGGCTTCAGTGTCGGGAAAAAGCTCAAGGCTTCCAAGAGGGACACGCGGATATGGCGCTCCAAATAGTTTTCGGTGCCATGAATCTCCCCGTCCTCAAGGAGCATTACCTTTACCTCTGCCTTGAACTCGCTGTATTTCATCCGTTCTTATTCAAAAAGCTCTCCCACTCAGGGATGTTATATCCTTGGGTAGACTTGCCAGGGTTGCCTTCTTGCTTAGCCAGGTCTCGCAGTTTAGGCAGGGAAATACCCAGTGTGTCGGCGAGGGCTGCCTGAGATGTCACATAGTTCTGCTCCGGAGTGGCATCGTCGCGTTGCTTGGTTTCGAGGAGATCATCCATCGAATGCTCCTGCACAGGTTCAGCTTGGTCAGTAGCTTGGTCAGTCACAGAATCCGCACTTTTTTCGGCGGGGGGCTGGGGAGTAGGCACTTCCCCCGATACGGCTTCCGTTACCTTCCAGGTGTTGGTTTGCCGGGTTCCCTTTTTTTTTATCCAGATCAAGAAATCTGCTTCGGTAATTTCCGATACACCAAAAGTCCCGGCAATCGAATCGAGTGCGGCACTCACCTTCTCGTCCTCTGTGGCGAAGACCCCCCACCACTGTCCTGCGAAGAACTGAACGGGGTCGAATTGAACCTTATAGTCACCAGCTTGGACTGGAAGACCTTCTATGCAACCTTGTTGGAGATAGTATTTTTTCATAAAGCAATAAGTTTGTGATACTCTTCCTCACTTATTACATGAGGTGTACCACTCCGGAAAGCCAAAACTTGTTTTTCTATGGTGTCAGCCCGGAGCGTATGCCAGTTCACGCCATTCATATTTACTTTCCTTGGGCTGACCCTGTGCATCCCGCTTTGATTCCCATGCCAAAGTAGATGCAATGCCTCCGCTTCAAAGGCTTCATCTTTTAGAAGCCCCTGCGATTCGTTCAAGTATCGGATCAGGCTGCCGTCCTTCACCGGGTGGAAAGCGGCGCACTCTCCAAGGTGTTCCTTGTCTTTTGGGAATGTTCGGTTCCCGTAGAAATGCTTGAGTGTTTGTGAACTATGCGTTTTCCCCTCGACGGAGTGGCGGGAGTATGTGTCCCACGGCCAATGGTCGGGAGCCTTCGCAATGTCAGATTGCTCTGCCCAGTCTGCTGGATAAACAGCAGTCCCATTCATATGGGGAATGTCGTACACATGAAGAACTGGGCCCATGAAAGGCTTACCACACTCCTCGTACTCCTTGACTACCTCATCCATCCATCCCGGCCGGGTTGGGATCATGTCGGTTTCCATCCACAAAAACGGTTTACCGGACTTGGCTGCCCGCTCCGCGGTAAAGATGAACATCCGATTCGCGGCCCCTGGATAGCCGGGGTCTTTTCCAAAGTAGATATCCAGATGGACATGAATCCCTCCTTCTCGATGAAGGATGTGGTGGACCCGGGAAAGCGTGTTATCGTCAACCTTTTGGTCAACCGTGAGGTAAATCTCTGTGCCCTCCGACACTCCAACAGCCACCAACCATTTTGCCCACAGAGTAATCAGAGGTATATCTTTCTGGCAAATGGCGATGGCGATGTTCATCCCGTTATTTTCTTTACGATGATTTGGCCTATGATCGTCAGCACAGACCCAACAACTCCACCGACTGCAATTACCCCGGCCCAAAACCCTGCTAATCGTATCTTGTTTCGCTCAATCGCCCCGAGCCTGCGCATGGATTCGTCGATTTTTTCCTCAAGCTCGTCCAACCGATTCCGATGTATGTCACAGGCAACAGAATTTCCTGGCTGACCCACGACATCTTGGCGAGCTAAGTGTCGCTCCAGTCTGGTGTTCAGGGCATTCAATTCTCGGATGACCTCATCAATCCTCTCGTGAATCCTTATTTTATCTGCTTCTTCAGCCATAGGTTCTTTGCTTCTTGCTAAATATTTCGGGCGGCTTCTTGGCGGCAGTGTGGTGGTAGTACCACGCAACGGCTCCAATTAAAGAAATAATAAGGGCATAGGGGCCATATTCAGGGATGGCCGTACTGAGATAGGCAGTTGCAGCACCTCCGGCAAAGACCATCGGGCCTGCCAGCTTGGGGATTAAGGGGAACCAGAACGAGGCTACGAACAATCCGATACCAAGGACACAGACCCCGGCTCCAACATAGCTGAACATCTTGTACTGTTCGAGCTTCGCAAGGAATCCTGCGTGTTCATCCTCTCGGCTCGATCCGGTGCTGGCCGTTACTTGTGTCTGGTCAGGTAGAGTGATGGTCAGGGATGCGCTTTCGTCCGGGTTGCTCGGCTGGGAAACAGTGATTGTCACCTTCCCGTCGTCGGCCCTCTCAACCTGAATCCCGCCACCTAGCGTCTGGGTAACAGGGGGCTTCCCTGCCTTGAATGGGTTGAGGTTACTGCACCCTGTGACCAGAACCAAAAGTAAGACTGTTGCTATCCATCTCATTGTAGAAAAAGGGGCGGGCGTTTGCCACACCCGCCCCCGTAGTTATACTACATACTACCCCAAGATTATCTACGCCTTAGGCGCTAACAGAATTAGAATCATTAGCTTCAAAGGCCGGGCACACCTGTGCGGTGTAAATCGGGCAATCGTCGCTGAAGTTCGTGTAAACGAGGTGGCTGGACTCGTCACCAATCATCGGACAGTAAGTGGTACTCTCCATGTCATAGTGCGTGTAGTTCGCCTTGATTACACATTTGAAATCCGGGTCCGTTTCAAGGTCCGGGGTCTTGCTGCGCCGCTTGGCGGTTTCAGCAATACCGAGAGTGAAGTCACTCCAGTCGATGAACCACATGAAGTTGGCGCGGTTGCGGATAGCAGCCGGGAAATGGCTACGGAAGTCCGTCATCCACGGCTCCTGAATCACATGGAGAACAACTCCGACTTCATCGAACTCGTAAGAGCGACGGTACCACATAGTGCGGTTTTCGCCGAACTTAATCGGGTCAGACGGTCCGAAGTGCTGTTGCCAAGTGATACCGTACTTCTTCTGGTAGTACTGCCCCATGAGGGAATGGATGCGGTTCGCCGTGTGACGGTCCACCATTACATCAATATCCTCCACGGTTCCACCAGTACGGCCTTCGCGGTAACGCTTCAAAGCGTACAGCTGTTCTTCAAGCACATTGAAGTTCAGCGGCTGGCCCTGATTGTCGATAACACGATTACAGGCCTGAAGCTGCGGGTAAAGACCGATGGCATTCGACTTGTAGTGCAAGAAGACTCCGGTGCGCGGGTCCGTGACCTGCGGTAGAGACTGGTACGTTTCCACAGTCTGGTTCTCGTCGATGGGCTGGCCCCAGAAAACGGAGGTCATCCACTTGCGGAGATACAGTTGGAACATCTTCTTGTTCTGCTCGGTCGAGGGAAGCTGCTTGAATTTCTCCAAGTAGATATTGACCTTGCCCTCGAAGATGTAACTGAGGAACTTTTCGTACTCATCATCCCAGGAACGGGTGAAGCGGCTCGTGCCAAACCAGTAGGCTTGCAACCTGCGGCTCATGTCCACGGGCTGATTCTGACACCAGCTCTCGTAGTCGGAGACAGAGTTCGCACCAATCTGGGCGACACCAGCTTCCGGCTGGTAAACGGCCTTCTGTCCTGCGGTCCATCCAGCCCATCCAGCCTCAGTGACCAGCGGGCGAACATAGACATAACAAGAGGTGGCGTCGATGCGCTCGGCATTCTCGATTACGAAGTATGGCTCCTGAGCTGCGGAAGTGGCAGAGAGATTCAGGACAACGATGTGCTCTCCCTTGAGGAAGAACCGTTGCAACTCCTGAATGTCGCTCTTGTACCGGGCTACATGCTCTGCTTCGCCGAAGGCAATACCATCGGAGTTCGTGACGGTGATACGCCATGAACCATCGTGATAAGAAACGCCGTCAACAGTTGATCCAGCATTCGGATTGACTGCACCCGCTGTGATTTTGAAAGCGTATGCGTTGATAATGTCTTCCTTTTCCCGCAGAATGTACGGAAGGAAGAAGGACTTACTTTTTCCAACGGATTGTTCAGTAAGATGGACGCCTTGCTTCTTGCCCTTTGCCCGGGAAAGGAGCAGGTCAACCAGGTTGCTTTCTCGAACGCCAGAAATTCCACCCATCAGGGCTTGGCGATACAAGAATGCCGCCTCCAGGTAACCGTCGGCTGCCCTATCTTCAATCCATTGGGGAGTAACCCCGTTAATGTTGGCCTTTGTCAGGCTCGGGTAATCGTCCACATCCATAAGGACTGGACCACATTGGCTGAAGAATGATGCACTCATAACAGCCTAAAGATATCATTTTGTGATACACCGTGTCTTAAATCGGCCTATTAAAAAATAAAAATCCCGGCCAATTTCTTTTGACCGGGATTCGAGACCTATGACACCTGAAAATTAACTTGGGAAATCCCAATCAAGAAGTCGGCTTCGTTGTGGCTTTCCGTCCTCTGATGGGCCTCGTTGAGAGGATGAGGGCGAATCGGTCCCCTTATGCCGAGGCTTATCTTCTTCCTTTGGATTTGCAGGGGTTTGGACTTCCTCCTTAGGGGTTACCTTTTCTTTTCCGTATCGCGTGAGGATTCGCTGGACTCTTTTTTGGTGGTCAGCCAATTCTTTTTCTGTTCGGTTGAGCGCCTCCGCTGAGAGAAAGTTCAGGATTTCCTCGGTGGAGAATGTCCAATGCTTCTCCCTTTGCTCTGGAGTCATCCCGGCAATCTCATGCGCCGTAGCAAACTCTTTCCCGTTGCGGATGCGCTGGTCCTTCATCGCGGGCTTGTTCATGGCCTGCTCTTGGGCGAGAATCCGGTTAGCAATCTGCTCGTGCATCGGGTTTCTTTCAAAGTCTGGGACGGTCAGGCCTAACCGCAACCGAAGAAGCTCGTCTGCCATTGCCTTACTACCGCGATGATTGCGGGCAATAATAGCAGCCTCCTCCGGGAACTCATCTGCCATTGCCTCGCCTGCCTTAATTGGGTCACCATGCTCCTCAACCTGCTTGTTGAATAGCTTCATGGGCTCCTCGGCTCCAGGCACCTTACCGATTTCATCTACAAGGTTCTTTGCATAGACCACCGACTTGTCTTGGAACTGAGGGAGAGCAACCCGCTCAATCTCTTGTTGTTCCTTCCAACTGCGAAGCTCCTCAATCTCCTTGTTCTGCTCGCCTTGAATCCGCTTCTGAGCCTCGTTAATTACGATTTCCCGCTCAAGTCGCTTAATTTCCTGCCGGGTCGCCGTGGGCTTGTTCTTCTTGACCCATGCAATGTACCTCGGATTTTCCTCGATGGGGGTTTCCGGGCTTTGCTTCTGAAGCGAGGCTACCGTCCGGTTGTGGTTCTTGATGTAGTCGAGCTGCCGTTTGGTGTAGCCCTTGTACTTTTCGTCCACAGATTCGGCATCCCGCCAAAACTCTACGGAGTCTTTAGCTTCTGCGGGGAGGGTGTCGACAAATGCCCAGTCCTCATCGGTCAATCCAGATAGGTCGTCCTTGGGTTTATCCTCCGGTTTATCCTCGGGCTTATCTTCCGGCTTATCCTGTTTGTCCTGAGGTTTATAGAGGGAGGCCTCATCGTCTTCTGGAACCTCGAAGGGGTCCTTGAACTTGACCTTCTTCTTCGGCTTCTCGTCCTCCGGCTTGTCTTCCGGCTTGTCTTCCGGCTTGTCTTCCGGCTTGTCCTCCGGCTTGTCCTCCGGCTTGTCCTCCGGCTTGTCCTCCGGCTTGTCCTCCGGTTTGTCTTCCGGTTTGTCTTCCGGTTTGTCCTCGGTGATGGAGCCGAATGAGCGATTATTTTTCCAATCCTCCTCTGCCTCCTTATCCTCCTTGTCCAGAAGTTCCTCCTCAGTGGGAGTGGATTCCAGGTCGAGCTTCTTCTCTGGCTCTCCAGCCATGAGGAATGAAAACTTTACTGGGTCTTGGGTCGGTGTTTCTTGGGTCGGTGTTTCTGTTTCTTGGGACATAATGTACTTGGGTTAAAGTGGCATACCTGCTGGCATTTGAGGCTGGGGTGCGCTGGTAGCGGGGGCCTGCTGAGGCATTGGAGCCCCACTCCCCTCTCCGGGGGGAGCAATACCCATCTTCTCCTGCTTGACCTGCTCTTGGCTCACATAATCTTCGGCAACACCCTCGACTTGCTTCAGTCGCTCATCAATTTGGGTCAAGGCGTCGATGATTTTCTTTCGAGCCTCAGCCGGGTCGTCGCCAAGCTGACGGGTCATTTCATCCTCATCAAAGTTGACGGGAAGTTTGAGCGTCATTGGGCTTCCGGCCAATCGGAAGATTTCACTCAGGGACTTCGTAACCTGTTCCATTCCGAACGCTTGGACAAATGCCTTAAAGGTCATCTCGGAAGACAGGATGTAGCGCATAAGCTCCATGAGAACCTTTGCCGATTCGGTATTGGAAGTGCGTTCGGCCCCATCGCGGGAGTTGAATACATACTCTCCTGTGAGGGAGTCTTTGGTTCCGATAAGGTTTAATCCGGTGGCATTGTCTTGCTCGTACAATCCACTCGGCTCAATACTGAACCCGAGGGCTTTGATAACCTCATTCGGGTATCGCTCAGGAACACTGACCTTCACCTTCTTGCACCCGCAAGCCAGCAGGGATTCGTAAAGGATAATCTTCTGGGCCTGCCTTGCCTCGTCGATGCCGGAAGACTTGTAGGAGTGCAAGTCGCCTGAGGTGGACGACACTTGCTGAACCTCAGTCGCCGAAGTTTCACGTTCAACGAACTGACCCATTTCATTGGGACTCATCATTTGGTTCCGCTCAAGGAGGCGAATAGTTTCCCCGATTGTACGCATCAGGTCATTGATGACATTGGTTACGTCGGCTTGGAAAATTTGAATCGGCTTCTTCTGGGAAATATCTTGGTCGAAGAGTTCTTCTATCTTGGAGTCGAACTCCAGCATATGAACCTTATCGAATAGCTTTTTGCCCTGAACAATCTTCTTGAACTCATCCCTAATTTCCTCATTCACCACATCAGCGTCCAGGGCCAAGATAAGGAGGTTCTGGATTTGCATGAGGTAAAGCATCTGCGAGTAGAGGCTGGAGACTTGATCCTGGTATGGCAGGATGTCGAGGGCCATCGAGTTGTTAAATAGCCGCTCATCATTCTCGTCATAGGATTTGCAGTATCCGGGTCGGGACGGAAGGACTTCTGCAAACACAACAGTGTTATCCCCGGCTACGATGAGGTGAACCCACACTGGATAAGGATACCCGCCAAGTCCCTCATTCTTCGGAGTAATCCGCTCGTAATAATGGGTCAACCAAAGGCAATCGTCCTGAATTGAGTCAGCGTAATACTCGTAGGCATTCGCATCTCGTGAATTGCGTTCAGCACCTCGTGGCTTGTCTGAGATATTCTTGATGGTCGATGCGTAGTAGTTTCCGAAGTAGGCCGAATACTTCGTCTGGAAGGTGTGTAAGCTGGCCGAGTAAGGAATCTTGTCCGTATTAAAGAAGTCCGAGTTATGCTGGATGTCCTTGTATTGAACAATGTCCCAGAACCCAGCGTACTGACACCCGTTGTCAAAGTTGAGGGAACTCAGAGGGTGATGTGCGTCATAGAATACGCGGGTCGGGTGAACCTTTTTGAAGCGCACCCCTTCTCGCTCAACTCTTTCCTCCATCCTCCATCCCTTCGGGGTGGATTCGTCGTGAATCTTCCTCATCTGCTCAGTCACGGCCCATGAGTTTTCAACAAAGGACACCGAATGGGAATGCAGGAACATCCCGCGTATTTCCTGTCCGAGAAGATGCCGATAACCAAACTGGTCGGACATGACCTCCACTCGCTCTGAAAGAACATCTGCCCTCAATCGGCCTATCAAGCCTTGCGACCGAGACTCGTACCGCAAGAACGGGTAAAGATTCTCGTACCTGTTAACCTGAGCTGCCACAGCCCTGCGGACATACGGGCGAACAAGGTCAACGGTGAAATCCGTCAGCTTGGGAGTGTTGATAGCAGTTACAGTCCCAGTATCCTTGTCCTTCACAAACATTTCGTCGGCAATGGTCTGACCGGAGGACTTTACGATTTCAGTGTAAAGCTCCTCAAAATCCATTACCATGTCGCCATTGGCGTACAGCATATGGACGAATCGCTCCGGGGTAACAGGGCTACTATCCCATGCAAGGTCGGCCGCCATGTAGTATTTGTAATGGCGCATGGACAGTTCCCGTCCGTTCTGAATCCTGTCCTGAATCCGCTGATCCCACTTCTTGCGCTGTTCCCAAAGTTTTTCGGCAAGCTCTTCTTCGGTAACTTCACTGCCAACCGAAGCGTACTCATCATCAAATAGCCGTTTGCCCGCTGTGCTGAGTTCACTGGCCTCGGCGGTGAAGACTGCTTCCAGCCGGAGGGGATGAGTGCCAAAGGCTTCTAAAATATCATAATCAATCATGGCAACGCTTTCGCCTTCTCTTGCAAAACAATATCCTGAGCGGTGCCTCGCTGAAAGCGGACGCCCAGCCTGGAGGACTTTACCCACCGCTCGATATTTTCCAGATGCCCAGCAACCGCCATCGGGAACGAATTCGTCCTGAGATAGTTTCTTAGCTGCGCTTGAGGAATATAAGCCATGTCTGCGAGTTCTCCTTCGGTCAGTTCTAAAATTTGTGCCAATCTTCGGAAGCGTGCTCTGTTCCAGTTAGCGACTATTTCCCTATTCCTGCTCCTTATAATGTGCTGGGTTGGTGTCACTTCTTTCCAAGGACTAGCTCTGCCCCGGAGGGTTCGTCATCCTCGTACATTTCTGGATTAGGTTCTTCGGCTTCAGGGATTGCCTCAAGCTCTACGCCCTCGATTGATATTCGAGCGTTCCCCTCTTCCAGCCCGAGAAACTTTCCACTCACGGTAATGGTGCAATCTTCTCCCGGTTCCTTCTGCTGAAAGTAATCGTTCAATGATTCATCATCAGCAGTGTTTAAAATAGCAATGTCGGTCTTATTCATAGTCACTCCTTTTCTAGTGTTACTATTACTTTCTACCCGCTAACCATCGCAAGTTTATTCTTTTTATCCTGCCTGCCAGCGAAGTGTTGTCGGAAATCCATGAAGTAGATTGGGTAAGATACCGCGTCAAAAGTGTGGATAAATCCGTCGATTGACTTGAGTGGCTTATCCTCGTCCTCTTCCTTGGTGATGCGATCCTTGGCCTTCTTCAGCCCCTCGAACATTTCAACAACTGGGTCACACCCAGCCCCGGAAACAAAGAGGGTTTCATCTTGGAGCTTGTTCTTCACGGCAATCACCCGCTCCCTAACGGAATCCGGACCCTTGGGCGGGGCCTGCATCCGAATGGGGGAAAGCATACGGTACTTCGGATTATTCTGTATCATCTCCTTGGACTTCAGGTAATACTCCTTGTACTCAAACGATCCGTGGGGATTGAATTGGTTCAAGGCCTGACGATCGGAGATGTGGTAGAAGGTAAAGGGGTGGTCGTACCGCTCGCACCACCAAGCCATTTTATCCATGAGCAACTTCACCAAAAGATTGATGCTGATTTTTTTATCCGTGAATATGGAGCAGTCAAAGATTCGGTATATTGGTCGGCCATTGCTCCAGTTCCTCTGCATGAATACTCTGGCATTATTAACCGAGCCAGGGTCATATCCAACGATGATTGGCTCACCCACAACGGGCTCAAGCCCGAACCGTGGAGTCCCTTTAACATGGATAGTCTTTTCAAAGTAACCATAGAACAGGCTGTTCCCCGTAATCTTCGGAACCCATTTCCCGTGGATGGCCCGCTCCACTTCCGTTGGGTCACTCCGAGCGGTTTCGTAGATGGACTTTATGTACTCGTCCTTGTCGGGGAAGAACTGATTCTCCGTCATCGGGAGGTGAAATACACCGTAATCCGGGTGGTACTTCTTGATGTCCTTCTTGAAGTCGAACTCGTGACTATCAACCTTGTCGGAAGCACCCGGATGAAGGTCGTGCGGGAGGACAAAAAATTGCTTAAACACCCAGTGTTTTTGCCCTATGGTCGCCGGATTGCAAGTTGCCATCCATTGTTGCGCCCTCACCGGAACGGATGTCCGGCGGCCGATCTGCTGAAACACAGCGGTGAAATACGCATCATCGCTTGTATTAGTCAGCTCCTCCATGTGGAAGAGACTGGGCTTGAAGTCCTTGATCCGATTGACGAGCTGTGATGGATTAAGCATCGACTTGAACACTATCCGGCTGATGCCACCGTGCTGGTTCTTAATATCAACCCACAGGTTTTTAGCATCATCCCTATATGTAACCCCATGCTGCTCAGTCAGACCAGATGTGAAATTGCCCCACTCCAGCCCGAACTCCTCTTCCCACATCTTCAAAACACCGAGGGGCTTTCCATCCAATGGCCCCCCGCTGATGCGGGCCTCTGTTGTTAAATTCTCCCAAGCCCCACCGATAACACCACCTGAACGAGTGATTGTCACAATCATGTAGAGGGCATCATCGAATTGAACACAATGCCGCACCCCCTTGTGTTCAGCCGTCATGGTCTTGGCGCTACCCCGCTCGCCGTGCATCAGCACAATTTTAGCGTCCGAGTAATATGCCCGACGAGCTGACGGTCCAGGTAGTGGAGGCTCCCACTCTTCGAGTTCCTCCTCGGTTTCTGGCGGCTCCTCAGACTGAGGTCCCGCGAGGGCAATCATTAAGGCTTCATCAATTTCTGCTTGGGGAAAGGGCATTTCATTTTGGGAGATAATCAACCATTAGCTAATTCCATACTCTGTTTTTATATTTGCTTCAATAGTTGCTCTTTCAGAATCTGATATGAGTCTATCAAATACTATGAGTTCTGCCCAATTTACTACAGTGAACTCTGCTCCAGTTCCACCACGCTTACATAAAGTCAATCCAGTATCCATTGCAGAAACTCTGTATCCAGTTTCATCCACTACAAGGTTGCCATTAATCCAGAGTTTTACAGCACCTGTCGAAGCCGTATGTTGGAAAACAGCAACCTGCCATGCAGATGCGGGGCCATACCCTATCGCTTCATGGGAATTATAATTTAATCTAAGAGGATTTGTACTCTGAATTCCATGAGTTCCACTGCTTGTTGTAGCTACATTTGCTCTCCAAATAGCCCCGAAAGTTTGGGTGGTATAATCAAAGACTGCCACAACTGTATTGTTTTCTAATCCCCAAGTAAAAGTATCACGGCGCATATATTGCTGGGAAGGAGTATAGAGACTGTTCTTTCCGTCATAAGTAACAGGAGTACCGCTACTGGCTACAGGGAATTCAGGAGAGCATGTAAGACTATTCCCGTTCCCTGTTTGGTCGATCCACAATCGAGCCTTAAGATCGCCACCCGCAGATTCAGAAACAAGAAGGGCATCCTTAGTGCTGGGTTTTAGCGTTGTGCCGAAACCACCCCCCTCAAGACGAGTTCCAATGATATCGGGATCAGTACCAAATAAATCCCTCCAAGAATAAGCAGCTATTGCGTCACTGAGACTTCCTGTAAGTAGAAAACCACCCCCAAGCCCCCCAAGGGGGGCAATTCGTTTATGACGAACCCCTCCCCGGATCAATGGATCGCGCTTCGGTAGGATAAGCATCTCTTAACCCTCGTGACAAACCAGAACCTTGTCGCCAGTGGATTCGTGGATAGCGTAAATTGCAAGATTTGTGGCGAACCGCTCTCCGGCTCCTCCTGGCAACTGCCCCATTCCAATCTCTTCTCCGGCGGAAATCAGAATTCCTGGCTTTGCTCCTGTTGATCCGGTGACTGAGCCTCCATCAGAGGTGAAGGCCACAAAAATATCTACGTCTGATTGGTTCTGTAAGATGAACCAGTTTCTTGCGCGAGCGGCGCTAACTAGAGTCGCCGTTGATTGAACATTTGTTTTTGTAATCATTACTTAAATCGTTAGATCATTCGCCTCAAGTTCCTCAAGGGTTACGGCGGCATCAATCTCTGCTTCCTTCGCCTTGGCAGCGGCATAAGCGGCAAGCTTGTGGTCGGCAACCGCATCAACCATTCCACCAATCTCAGTGGCAGTCAGTGCAACCCATGCTTCACCACCACCTTCAAGCCCCACCTTTCGGTCAACCTTCAGGTTCGCCCGACGACCCATTGCAGTCTGCATCCCTGTCAGCTCAGCAACGGTCTTGTCGTCAGTATTCACCTTAACCCCATTGAGATAGATAGGTTCATTAAGTTTGGCTTGTAGGTTGGCTAGTACCTGAGCTTTAGCCCTCGCCTTAAAGGAATCCGGGTCCTCGTCAAAGCGGGTTGCTCTTTTTTTTGCCGCCATGGCTGGCAAAGCTTGGGTTCGGTCCATCGCAACTCCATCAATCAAGAATGCGTTTCCTTCGATTGATTCAATTTGTGCCGCCACTTCGTCCGTGATTTGGACAGCAGTGTAGTTGTTTGGGATAAGTGAAGGCTCGCCTTCGGTAATACGGAGAACCCTGCCTCGTGGTGCTAATACTGCATATTTCATAACTCGTTAATCCAGTTGAATTTTTGTTGAAGTACTTGAGAAGTTTGCCGACCAAGGATGTCGTGCCAGTCTGGTTTAAGTGGCTTGACCTCAGGACGTATTTCATGGTCTCCGTAAGGGAATCCAACATCATGCTCCTGAGTGTATTGCTCCACGTTCTGGGTATTGTGGATAAACGGTTCCTCCCCGAGATATTCCCAGACCCCGTTCATCGTCCCTTGAGGGTCTTCAGTTAAGTCTTCGGCATGAACAAAGTGTAACTTGTCCTTGAACCGTGAAGCCGCTTCGTGAACTCGTTCGATAGCAATTCCCACCGGGGGGTGCGATAACCATCCCTGAACCCTTTTATCGAGCGTTGTCCACTGAGCAGCGTTCTTAACTTCCGTAGCTGTCAGGACGGATGGGTGCGCCCGGAACTTTTTTTCCATAGAGCAAACAATCCCTCGTACATCCCGAACCGGAACGAGCACCTTAGCATCAGGCCACACCTTGAAGAGTTGGTCTATATAACCAACCCATGCCCTGGATTTGTCAACTACCACGGGACGGTCGGTGATGGAGTTGAAAGCGTTCTCACACCCGGCTCGGATGTAATCGCAATACATAGTCTCCAACTCGGCCTTATTTGCAGACCCAGCCACATCTGAATTGAAGGCTCGACGAGCCTGAAACCCAAATTCATGGAGGGTTGATGTGGGGGTAGCATGGACACGGGGGTTCTGGGCCAGCAGATTTTGCAGCAAAGTAGAGCAAGACCGGGGTAGCCCGCTGGTGAAATGTAGAATTTTACCCATTTATGTGAGGTCCTTAATGACTGTGATTCCGGTTTTTCCGGCAATGGTTTGTCCCGCCCCTGCTGTCCATGATGCATCTGAGGCCAAGGCGTGGACGGTGGCGATACTTGAGGAACCAAACGAAGTTGCACCCAGAGAAGTCTGTGGGCATCGCACATCAATAGAGGTCAGGCCAGTACAACCGGTAAAGGCCCAACTGCCGACACTGGTCACCGTGCTCGGAATCACAAGCGAGGTCAGGCCAGAAGAGTCGAAGGCACCATAGTCTATGGTGGTTAGACCTTCAGGCAGATCAAGCGTTGTCAGGGCAGCGCAGTAATAAAAGGCATTGGCCCCGATCTCGGTCACTGTGCTCGGAATCTCAAGCGAGGGCAGGGCACCGCAACCGCTGAAGCAATAATCCCCCAAAGTGGTTATACTGTTAGGCAGATTAACCGAGGTCAGGGACCAGCATTGTTGAAAGTTGAAGTCGCCGACGGTGTTCGGTAAAGTGACCGAAGTCAGGTCACCTGCGTGATTGAGGTGCGCTTGCACCAACCCCTCGTGCATTTTTATATCAGTGATCCCACTGTAATAAAAGGCTCCAGTAGCGATGGTGGTCACCCCTGCCGGAATCTCAATAGAGGTCAGGTTAGCGCAATTAAGGAAGCAATAACCCCCCAAAGTGGTTAGAGATGATGGGAGAACAACCGATTCCAAGGCAGTCGGAAAACCACCACCTGAAAGCCCAGTAACCCCCTCCCCAAGTGCAACTCCTTTTGTTCCAACGGGAAATGTGGTATTGGGATTAATACTGCCAGAATACGGGTACGCTTTGACGACATTGGATGCGTCAGTGACATAGGTGAGTCGGTCCCGTCCTTCTGGCGAGGGCATCTTGAGAAAATCCTCCGACCGGACCGCATTAATCGGTCCATCTTCAAGAGCGATCCGAACGCTATCCCCTATAATCTGGAAGAGTTCGCCTTCTTTAATCGGAGTTGAGGACGCTTGTAATTCGGCTTGTGTGCCCCTGCGGATTCTAATTGGTGTGCTCATATCTAATTGAATTTAGGTTTTAGTAAGTGTTGAATGACGATAAATCGACGGGGGTCAAAGTAGAGGAAGGCTTTCCGTTTGCGGTAGATAGTGAGTCCATCACGGATTGAACTTGAGCTTGGTTGTTGGTCACATCACTACCGCTTCCCCCAAAACCACCATTCCATACAGTGATTAAGACGAGTTCCCCATTGATGATGATGAAGGACGGGCTGCCGGAGTCGTATAATTCGATTCCCGGGGAATCCCAGACCCGGTTATCTGCGGGTTGATCGACAAATTCATATCGTTTGGCATCGGTAGGATAAGTCCAGGTGCCGAGTTTATTTTGACCATTCAAATCATGCACCATCCCATGCTCCTGCTGGTCCAGCAACAAGCCCGGTATTTTGTTAGCGTATGGGCTAACCCACGGGAGGTACGATTGATAGTTAGTGGGAAGAACTTTGGCAGGGACAACCCCCGCGGGGAGGGCTGAATCAAACAACCCAACCATCAAGTCCGACCCAATTCCGGTATCGTAATAGACCCGCTCTTTTGCAATGGTCGTCCTGTAAATCAGGGTCCCGTCCATCTGGAGGAAATACACCTTGCTGTTAATGGGCGGGTGGAAAGAAGAATGGTGGCATGACATCCAGTGCCAAGGACTGATAGCTGTGGCGGCCGGAGAACGCCTATGGGTTGATTCCCCGCTGCGAATGTGGGACGGGCTAATACAAGACAGGTCAATGTCTGCCGCCCAGAAGTTCGGGTTTCGGATGAACTCATCAACCCCACCTCTGGTTTCTGAGGCATCCGTATAATTTGAGTTCGACGGGAATGATGTGTATAAATGTCGGGCAACGTCCCGGTCTGTGCCAGCAATACGGGAGTCCACTGCCAGTTCGGCATCTCTCATCATACTTCCGGCCTCAAACTCTTTGAAAACATCCACCGTCGACGATACCGATTCCGTCATTGCGATTGCAATATCCGGGGTGCGGTCAACCCCTACTGACTCAATTTCCGGCAAGAAGCGGGCGTAAATCTTTGCTGTCCCTACGGAAACATGGGTCACAAGCCCCTCCGAATCCACCGTTGCAATAGCAGGAGTATCGGAAACCCATTCGATTTCCGACGATTCCGGCAGACTCACCAGACCCCAATCAATCGACAGTTGAAAGTCCTCGACGGATGTCGCAGAAGTTTCGCGATCCCAAACCCGGCCATTATATGTGACCTCTGCTGTCGAACCAGGGACTGTTACCCTTGGAATCGGGTCCGATTTGACAATCACTGGAATCACGGGGTCCTTCGTAATTCCCCCTCCATTAATTTCTGAGATCAGGGTTGTAGACGGTTCGCTCAGCGATACGCTCTCTCCAAACTGGACGGCCTTTCTCGGCTCAACCGGGACAGCAATCCTTTTCCCATTCGACTGGGAAAACATTAACTCCATTACAGGGGGCCCCCGTCAATTTCGGTCGGCAACACCCGTGGATCATCAACGGTAACGAACTCAGGTTCACCGTCCTCGTTAAGGATAAGGATCGGCTTGTTGGAATCGAGCAGCAACTCAAACCGCTTTCCATCGCTGCGCTCAAAAGTAAATGCTACTGGCTGACCACTCATAATAGCCAGCTATATCACGATGTGATACTCGGTCAATCTTTTCATAGTTTCCAAAGCATTGACGCTTCACTGGGGTCAATCTGCCCCTTGTAATGCCTAATGAACGTCCGAGAGTTTTGGTGTCCCATGTTCTCCATCGCCCACTCCATGCCTTTGTGGTAGGCGCAGGTTCCGAATGTGTGCCTTGATACATCATGGCTCCACTCGTACCCCAGTTGATTGCAGACCTTCGTGATGTTGGTTCGGAAATTACGGTAGGTCATTGGGCAGACTTTCCCATGCCCTCCCTTGTATAGCTTCCACAAATCCCCGAGGCCGTACAGCGTCCTTGGGGTTCGGGTCTTACTGATGGCTGCCGGAATATTAATGATTTTCCGCTTTGGGTCCAGGTCTTCGTGGCGCAACCCCATAAACTCTCCCTTGGGCCGAATCCCGGTCAGGAAAAGGAGGGCGACAGGGAACTTGATTTTATCCGGGCTGACCTCGATAAACTTCCAAACCATCTCCGGGGTCCAGAATTTGATGTGGTCACGGTCAGTCTTGGGCAATCGCCACTTGATTTGCTTGGTGTCAATGGTCGTCCAGCCCTGTTCTCTGGCCCAGTTGAAAAATGTCACTAGCCTGGAGCGGGATGTCTCTCGGCTGGTTTCCCCTCCGTGAGCAGTCAAGCAATACTTGACAACTAAATCGGCAGTAAAAGAGACAACAGGCCAGTCTTCCCGGCTCATCATAAACTGGTCGAGTATATAGGTCGCGTTTTTGCGGTAGGACTCTCGAACATTTCGCCTCTCCATGTCCCGACAATATGCGTCTCTGGCGTACTGGAGCGTCACTGAGCGGGGGACTATGGCAACCTGTAAGAATTCCTTAATAGTTGCATCCATGTCCACCCCTGCCTGCTTGCACCGAAGACGAGCCAACTGGATAAGTAGCTTTTCCTCGTGGGTTACATCAACCACCGGAGTGAAAGGCTGGAACTCCTGTGCCCAGTCCACAGCCTCCCACTCGGCAGCAAAATACTTCGACTTATCCTTGCCGTCCTCGATATACCGGACTCGCCAAGGTAATTTTCTCCCCTCTTGCTTCGATATTTTCCTTATTGATACCATTGTCTCAGCCCAAGCCAGTACCAAAATAGCCCAAATTCCGGCATACAAATGTTGCTATTTGTAATAGTTTGTAACATTGGTTGCACTATTTGTGATACAGTTGCTTTCGTTAATAGGCCCAGTGTTTATGCTGGACCCCGCTTGATTACTAATGGAGCGAGCGAAGAGGTTCGAACTCTCGACATCCACCTTGGCAAGGTGAACGGTGAACCCCTTTACTATGCGGGATAAGCAAGACATTGGCCCAAGGTTTGGGCTGAACTCTAGGATTCGTGCTCCTGTAACCACTCCTTTATACCCTTCTCAAGGAAAAGCTGTATCTGCATATTGCGTGAACGTGTTTCCTTGTGAGCTATCTGCCCAAGTTTCTTAAGGGTTTTCTCCGGAATGGCGATAGATGTCTGTATCACTCCGGGGGCACGGCCGGTTGAGTTTTTTTTCATTAATTTATGATTTATCTACAAAAACCGAACTGTCAATAAATTTCCTTACACTGTGAGTTTTATAGTTGACTTGTGACATTTCCCATGAGTGAAAATATATAGAACTAAATGTAAAAAAACCATTCATTCATATGAACCAAACCATTGTTATAGAAATTCCATTGAGCCTACACGAACAGGTTTATAGGATTGCTCTGATAGAAAATACTTCCTTCGAAGAAGCCTTTGTCGAGCTTGTTTTACTTGGTATGAAATTGTAGATTTTTTCTAAATATTTCTTTACAGGTATAATGTGATATATAATATCACATCATATGGAAAATACTACGCACCGAGAAATAGCGGTCGCCCTGATTGATAAGATGTTTGCCGCTCCCGGCAGCTTCACTATCAGCCTACAAAAGACGGGTGACGTAATTGATATCCTAGCGGGTCGACCAAAAGACTTTCTCACCCTAGAAGCGGTGGCGAGAGAGTTTGGTGTGACCTCAGCCACAATCCGGAGGCGCTACATTGAAAGCGGGGAACTGACTCGGACACGACTTGGGTTCCGTCGCTGCGATGTGGAGCGTGTCAAAACCCGGGAACTGTCGGCATGAAAGACTTCGAGCTAAGGGAAGTTGCCGCTGTCCTCGCAGCAATGCAAAAGGTTTCCACCGATGGCGAACAGTTTATGGTTGTTCCGGACGGATTCCGACTTGAGAGCATCCAGGGCTTTCAGCCACGCCCCTCCCGTATTATGGGGCATTTTGCCACTACCGACCCTAAAAGCTGGGGTAAATATGTGGAGAAGTTCAAGGGGCCGGAAATGGTTGTCTTCGCCCAGAAAGACAAGGCTATTGCCGTGTTCGACTTCCACACCAAAGACAGCCCCGCATGGGGCGATCATATCGCAATTTACAAAGGCGAACCGCAGGACCTCGCCCCGCACCTCACTGATGTAACCGTCCTACACGGACAATTCGATGGAATCACTTTATGAATGACCTAATGACAGTACCATCCCAAGTTGCCGTCGCTGACCCGGCGGCAGTATCCGCAGCAGAAATCGCCAAGACGCGATTGCAGGCTGCATATCAGGTTGCGATGCACCGACCTCGCAATCAAGAACAGGCCCGGCAGAATCTGCTGGCGGCGTGCCGTAGGCTCAAGTTCGCAGAGAAGGCCGAGTATTCTAAGCCCGTCGGCGGTAGCCGAATTGCTGGCCCATCAATCCGTTTTGCTGAGACTGCTCTACGGGAATGGGGAAATATCCGAAGTGACATTTCTGTGGTGTTCGAGGACGACAAGGTTCGCAGAATCCAGGTCAACCTGATTGATTTTGAAACCAACGCCCAGTTCACCAAGGAACTGACCATCGCCAAGATTGTGGAACGGAAGTTCCCGAAAGACCGTGAGGTTGTTGGCGAACGGCAGAATAGTCGGGGTGAAAAGGTTTTCATCGTCAAGGGAACTGATGATGAGATTGCCAATAAGGAAGCAGCCATGATTTCCAAGGCTGTCCGTAACGAAGGACTGCGCCTCCTGCCTGCTGACATTATCGACGAGGCCCTTGAGGTTGCCCGGGAAACCTTGGCAAAGAATATTAAGGAAGACCCAGAGGGGAACAAGCGCAAGGTGATTGACGCCTTCTCCACGCTCGGGGTGAAGGTAGCCTCCCTTGAGAAGTTCCTTGGTCACGAGATGGACATCTGTTCTCCCGCAGAGATTCAGGAACTCCGCAACATTTTCGGTTCCATTAAGGATGGAGAGGCTTCGTGGAGCGATTACATGGAGCTAAAGCGCAAGTCCACCTCGGACAACGAGGAGGAGCGCAAGAGTGCTGTTGACGCCCTCGCCTCCTTGGGAGCCAAAAAGACGGCCAAGAAAAAGACTGCCACCAAAAAGGCGGCCAAGCCTGCCGAGGCCAATCCTGCCGAGGAACCGAAGGCAGAAGCGCCGACCGAAACCAAAGGCCAGCTTATCGCCGAGGTAATGGGGCTTCTTCAAACATCGAACCGCGACCAGCAGGATTTGATTCGCTGGGCTATTGAAAACAAGTATGTCGAGGAAGCTGAAACCATTCAGGACTTCGACCCTGACTTGCTCAAGAAGTTCATCTCCAACTGGGAAAAGATCGTCCTGTGAGTGACGAGCGAGGGGGATTTCCCTCTGCCTCCGGACTCCACCGTGTTGTGGAGTGCCGGGGGTCATGGGGGGCCGAAAGGGGGATGCCGGAAACTTCCATCGGTGACGACTGGCGGGATGAGGGTTCAACGCTCCACGACTTCGCTGAAAAGGGTGAAGTATCCCACACCCTTTCGGATGAGCAACAGTGGGCACTCAGGACAGCTCTCGACCTCAAAGAGAAGTTCTACGAGGACTTCGATATACGGGGCGAGGTCTTTAAGGAAAAGCGACTCTGGGCGCATAAGCCTAACCTAACTCCCCTCTTCTCTGGTAAATTCGACGAGGCAGTTATTGCGGAATACTTTGCCTCCATCTGCGATTACAAGTTTGGCCGGAAGCCTGTACCTCCGGCCCGTATTAATGTCCAAATGCTTTCGTATGCGGTCCTACTATGGCTCAGGTGGCCGGGTCGGGAACGGTACGCTGTCGCCATTATCCAGCCAAGGGTGGAACCGGAGCTTCGATTCTCTGCCGCATCCTACACCCCTGACGAACTGGAGGAAGCGTACCAGCACTTCCTTGAGGTTTTGACCGAGGCAGACGAGCCAGGTCAACCAAGGACCCCAAGCTACCACGCCTGCGAATACTGTCGGGCTCTCCATGTTTGCCCGGATGCATTCAATTTTTTCACAAGATTAACCCTAAGTATAAATGACTGACCTGACACAACTACCGCCAGAGAAAGTCCGTGAAGCGGAAGCGGACATCATCAAGGAAATCCTGCCAAAGCTGGCTGGGATGAAGAAGATTATCCAAGTGACGGAGGCCCGAGCTAAGGAACTCCTCGCCGAAGACCCAGATGTTTTTGACGGGGATTGGGTTCTAAAGGACGGGGCTATTGACCGTCGCATTGTCAACCAGGAGAAGTTCGTCGAAGAGATGATGGCCTTGAAGAACGCTCTCGAAGAATTTCCCATCTCTGCCCAAGACCTTCTTGAAATTGCCACCTTCCCTGTGGGCAAGGCCGAGAAGCTCGTCATGGAGAAGTTTGGCTACCCGAAGAAGATGGCCGGAGAAACACTGGCCGAAATGGGAGATGAGGTCATTTCTATTGGACGCAAGGCACCAACTCTCAAGGAGGTCAAACAGTGATTTCCTTCCGTGTTTATGGTGATCCCAAAGGCCAACCTCGCCCCAAGGCTTTTGCTCGGGGTGGTCACGCCGCGGTTTACGACCCTGGGACAGCAGAGGGATGGAAGAGTCTTGTGGCTATGGCTGCAAAAGAGGTGATTCCGGCTACCCCGCTAACCGGGCCATTGCAGGTTGATATTGAGTTCTACTTCAAACGACCGAAGAGCCACTTTGGTTCAAAGAAAGGCGTACCCTACCTGAAAGATTTTGCGCCGTACTGGTACACTCGAAAGCCTGATAGGGATAATTTGGATAAGGCGGTACTCGATGCCCTGACTCAGCTGGGGGTATGGGAGGACGACCAACAGGTTGTCGCTGGGACAATCGTCAAGCGCTATATTTTAGGACCGGAGAAGCCGGGTGCAACTATCACAATCAAGACACTAAGAAATGGAAATTAAAGGTAAGATTAAAAAGATACTTCCGCGTCAGGATTTCCCGAGCGGATTCTACAAGCAAACAATGGTTGTAACGATTGGGGGGAGGTATCCACAAGATATCCCCATCGAGTTCAACAAGGAGAAGGCCGATCTTCTCAACGGTCTAGGGGTAGGCAATGAGGTTGTCGTCCATTACGATCTGCGTGGCAGGGAGTATAATGATCGCCACTATGTTGATTTGAATGGTTGGAAGGTGGAAGCCTTTGGAGGGTCGCAACCCGCTCCAGCACCTACCTCACGGCCCGCTCAGGATTCACAGATTGATGATGAAGATATACCATTTTAGACTTTATCTAAATTTGTAGTGAAAATTTGTTGACAGGTCACATTGTATCACTTTGTGATGTTCACATGGTTCACCGCCCCGAGCTTCAACTTTCATATCACACCTCCCCAGCAGACGAACAAGGTTCGGGGCACACTGCTGGGGAGGTATTTTTTTATTTGGAACAATGACCAACGGTGGATGGATAAAATTACATCGAAAGATGAAAGACTGGGAGTGGTACGACCACATACCAACCAAGGTCTTGTTCCTGCATTTACTTCTTTCTGCACACTACAAAGACCTGAATTGGCGAGGCATTGAGTTGAAGCGTGGGGACGTCCTGACTTCATACCGGAAGCTCGCCAAGGAGACTACGCTCTCGCTGAAACAGGTACGCACTGCAACCCGCTATTTATCGGACACTGGCGAAATCGTCATAAAAACGGCACGCGCAGGGGCACAGGTGTATAGCGTCATAAGTATCTGTGAATACGCATCTTACCAATCAGACGAAGAAGTAAAGGGCACACAGAAGGGCACACCAAGGGCACACGAAGGGCACACGGGGGGCACAGCAATAATAGAAGAAGGAGAAGAAGGAGAAGAAATAAAGAACCCCCCAAAGTCCCCCCAAGGGGACGAATCTCTCATTTTGAAATACCCCACTCTCGACACACCGGAATTCCACAGGGCATGGGCCGACAAGATGCAACACCGCAAAGAGCGCAGGGACAAACCTTTAACGGCTATCGGGAAGAAGAGGATGTTCAAAGAGTTCGCTGAGTGGGGAGTAGTCGCTTCCATCCAAGCACTCGAAGAGTCGATTCGCCAAAACTGGACAGGCGTGTTTTTCCCGAAGGGCCCTCGGACAAATGGCAAGCCCGTCATTCTCAAGCAAGAGCTTGCGGAGCCGATTGGCTGGCGGGAGTGCCTGACCCAGCTCAAAGAATTTAATCCGGGCGACCGTCATCTCTTCCAATCCAACCCAGACTGGGATTGGGAAGATCAACCGAAGGCCGTCCAGAAACTAATCAACAAACAACTCAAGAGGGAAAATGAGTCTACCGCACAATGATCAAATCGAAAAAGGAATCCTTGCCGCTTGCCTGCTGGATTCTGCAAAACTGAACCAACTCGGGGAAGAGGGTATCACCCCTGAGTTTTTCTACAACGCAAAGCACCAGCTCTTATGCGAGGTCATGCCTCAAGTTCACCGTGAAAGGGGCGTAGCCGACGACCTGACCGTAATGGAATGGCTGATGGAGAAACCTATCCGTGGAACCGTAGCCGCTCAGAATGCACGGCGTTCGGAATGGGATGACAAGCTCATCAAAATTCTTCCGATTGACTACCTGACGGGAATCACCAGCAACATCGAGAGTACCGCCAATTTTTCTTCATGGGTACAAATCCTGCGGGAGTTGCATCAGGCACGCGAATTTGCCCAGCACCTGAACGAGCAATACCAAGCCGTGTGCGACCAGCCCAGCACGATTCAGGATCGGGTTGAAGAAACTGCTTCATGGGTTATCAACCAGAACACACATGAATCTGAAACGCTCAAGCTCGTGAGTGAAGTAGCCCACGATGCCTACCACAGGCTTGAGCAGACTCGCACTGGCGAAATTCCTCCAGGTGTCCGGGTGGGGTTGACCGACCTTGATAGGTTCTTCTCCATGAAGCCGGGAAGCATGACTGTGCTGGCGGCCCGTCCCTCGATGGGCAAGAGCGCCCTTGGGTTGATGGCTGGCTACAATAACGCACGCAGAGCGATTCCAGTTCCAACGCTCATCTTCTCACTGGAGATGACCAATATCGAACTGACCCAGCGAATCTTTGCCATGCACGGGAATGTGAACACCAAGCTCTACGAGGACGACCGTAGCCATGTAACCCCTTTCGAGATGCAGTCGATTGCTGGAGAGGTAGAGAGCATCGGCCAACGAATTATCTTGGAAGAGGCTGCCCCGATCAATGTTTTCCGAATCCGCGCCACCGCAAGGCGCATGAAGCTCCATCACAATATCGGGCTGATCGTCATCGACTACCTCCAGCTCGCCGATGCAGACAACACACGCCTCCCAAGGGAGCAGGCCATTGGGGAAATCAGCCGGAACTGCAAGCTGATGGCCAAGGAGCTTAATGTCCCTGTGCTTGCCCTTGCCCAGCTCAACCGTGAAGTCGAGAAGCGGGAGCCTCCCCGCCCTCGCCTGTCCGATCTGCGGGATTCTGGGACGCTTGAGCAGGATGCCGACAATGTTATCTTCATCTCCCCCAGCACAAAAGATGAGGACGGGAAATTTATTGCTGGAGGAAGGATGGTTATTGATGTAGCAAAGCAGAGGGGCGGTCCCACTGGTTCGTTCCCCGTCTTCTTCCGGAAGGAGTTCGTGAAGTTTGAAAATTACACCAGACACGAGGCAAATGACGAAAATTAAAGCCACAGTCTTCGGAGGCCGATACGACGGCCTGCTCCTTTCGCTCAATATTTCAGGCGATTACAACGGCAACGGAAGCCTTGTTCGCATCAACACCGACGTTCTTGAGGATTTGCTTGGAGCGTCCGACGACCAGGAAAACCTGCCGTCAACAACCGTATTTCGGTACACTGAAAGGCCGTCAGGCAGCCCTGACCTTATTTCTTTAGATTTATAGATTTTTTACTTCACAAACTGTATCACAAACGCTAGTAATTATGTCACATAGTAACCCGCATAGACCATTGATTACTTGCTATCCCATTCATCCCAAACTTGCCGCCAGAATGAACACCCTCATCGCCCTATTTCAGGGGTATTCCGCTTTTTCGAGCGTAGCCCAGATTGAATATGTGGGGCAAAATGCGGGAATCCGCGTCAAAAGCGCAAGGGCCGGCCGCGGTTCGCCAATCGTTGCTGAAATACTGGACGCATGGAGTGAATTCCCCCCATTGTACGAGGCAGACTTGTGGGATGACCTCATTGAAGAGAAGATTCCAGACCCAAGACTGAGAAACTGGGCGGGTTCGATCATCTGGTGGGACAATTCGGGTAAGACAAAGGGGCCACACAGGGAAAAATGGCGGTTATTCGAGAATAAATACTGCGTTCCCTTTGATATTTCCCCCGAGGAGTTTATAAATCTGGCAGGGGAGGATGCTACACGGGGTGAAAGAAGCCGGATTCAGGCCTCTATGCCTGTTCGACCGAAGATAATCGACGATTTTCGCCGCCGTTCCCGCGTTATGAGGCGGGTTTATCGCTGGCAGGACCAGCTATTGACCGAGGCATTGACGACAATCGGCTACAAAAAGGTGCAAAATTGAAATTATTCGGCCTCAGATTGTCTCGTGTTCCTGAATTTCTGGAGTGTGTAAGGCTCGCAGCCTCCACCCCGAAGGCGTATTGGAAGCTCATCAAGGGAGCATGGGGTGTGATTCGTTACCGAAAGGAGATGCCGCCCCGCGGATTGGTGAAGTGGCGGCTCAAGACCTGCCTGAAGTGCCCCCATGCTACGAGGCTCCGGTGTGATAAGTGCGGATGCTACATCCCGTACAAGGTTTCCTCCCTTCCTTACGGAAACCCCTGCCCTATCAACGAGACTGACCCTGAGAAAGGATGGCAATAGCTTTATGAAGACCAATACTTACCGAGACCCCAAGCATCCGTGGAACCACTTCAAATCAATGGAAGATGCGTTCAAAAAAATCCTCACTGGGATGTCCAACGAAAACCTTGATAAGCACTGGGAATTGATCCCCCCGGATGATCGGTTGGAGGTAGTGCCGACATGGGACAATAATTCCCGCAAGGAGAAGATACACATTCTCATGCTCCACTGGGAGCGCAACTATCGGGAGCAGTTCGAGGCCATCAACGGCTTCCCCCTCGACGAAACCCAAGACCCGAAGAAGTTCAAGGCACACTTCAAGCGGTTCCGTCGCCAGGTCAAGTGGCGGCTGTTCCTTGGCCGCATCGTCATTTTCTTTGAATGGATCAACCCGTTCAAAAAGCGCCAACCGAAACAGGCAGAGGTAATCACCTTTCCAAAGGGATAATGTATGGCGAACTGTTCAACAATGAGGATAGGACGGCGATCCATGAGGGCCAATCGTCTCAAAGGATTCTGTCGGAGAACCATGACGCTGTTGGCATGGCCGGGGAGTGGGCGTTTGGCGAACTCTCTGGATTGTGGCCGGACACGGAGGAGAGGCCGGGGGGTGACGGGGGGAAAGACTTTGCGCTCCCGTTGCGCTTCACCGTTGACATCAAGACGGCTCGCAAGCCGTACAACCTCATCCATGAACAGGGCAAACCATTCGCCGACATTTTCATTCTCGCCCAATACGACGAGGAAACAGGAAAAGCCAACCCGATCGGGTGGCAATGGGGGGCTGCCCTCAAGAAAGCCCCAACCAAGGACTTTGGCTACGGGGTGATCAATCACTACATCCCCGCCGATAAACTCAAACCAATAGAGGAACTACAATCCCGAATCATTAAACTCGTATGAATAACACCGTCACCCAAGAACAAATCAACGACACCCTTGCCCATTCTGAGTTCCGCATGGGAACCGTATTCGACAAGGTTACTGTCCTCCACTGCCGACTTCCCAATGGGTTTGTCTTATCCGCGGAGTCTGCCTGCGTGGACCCAGCCAACTACGATCCTGTATTGGGCAGGGCACTCTGCGAAAAGAAAATCGCCGACAAGCTCTGGGAGCTGGAAGGCTACCGCCTCGCCTGCGAACTGGAGCCAAAACCTATCGAGGA